GCTTCTCTAATAGATTGTTCTAGCTGAGCCTCGTAGTCAGACTCTGCTACTTGGAATGCAGCCATGGCTTCTGCATGACTTGTTTCGTCAGGAAAATCTTCTAGGATTGGTGGTGGTGGTTTTGGTAGATTTATAGCGGCAGCAAATGAGTCACGGAAAATTCTTTCTTCGTGAAAAACAATTAAACCTAATAATTTGCATAAACCATAGGTCAATAAACCTCGGCATCTACGTGTTGCAGTAGTAGCAGCTCTACCATATAACGATTTAATTTCGTATGCAGTTGCTCCAGAACTAATTCCTAATTCGTCAACACCTCCCATCGCTGTACGCAATTCTTCCCGATATTGACGTGCGTATAAATTCTGATCCCCAGAAACTGCATCAGGAGTTAAGTAAACAGCTCTATCAGTTGCTTCTACATTGGCAATAATCCTAGGTACTTTCATACCTCCAATTCCCGATCCTGTCGGCTGGCTAACTCGTGTAGAAGGTCTTCCCATAGAAGAGAAACCAGCTTGAGAACTAATAGTAGGTCTCATAGCTTCATCACTACCTGACTCAACTAAGTCATGTTTTGGCCTACTAGAAACAAGCGTAGGATTACCAAAGAAAGTGATATTGGTTCTAATATTTTTAACTAAATCATCATGTAAAACAATTTGATCACTTAGCCAATCAAAATCTCCTGTCGAATCCATGCCAGTAGAACGCATGGTGTTGAAAGATTCAACTGCAGGTATGAAGCCAAGACTGTTAATTAATGTTCGTGTTGAACTTGGCGAATAAGTAAAGTTTTTACCTACTCCTGCTTCAAACGATGGCTTTTCATTTGTAATAGATTCTTTAATAGTATCTCGACGTACTTGTAGCTTGACCCATCGTTCACTGCCATTTTCAGAATTAGGAGTAGCTAAAGCTCCAATTCCACTACGTACAGAAAAAGAATAAATTAACTCGACTTCTTCTAATTGGGAGCCAGCGTCGTAATAAGCACGATAATTATCCTTGCTAAACCACATAACTCTATATGTGTCATCAACTGGTCTGAAATAAAATAAACCTTTTCCATCGATTAAAAAATCATCAACGATACCTTCCAATCGACTGTCAATCTCATTCTCTTCTACCAGCTGTTGAAGAAATAATCTTCTAAAACCAAAAGTATCTTGTGCTGGAAAAAATTCAATACCTTGACGAAGCATAAATAGCTTCATCTGTGCAAGATGGCTATTGACAACCATCGTGTCAGTACCACTAGAGCCATCTCTCTTTCTAGCGGCTTCTAGTATCTGACGAAAACGTTCGGTGCCTGGTTTAATCATTCTCTAATCCTACCTCCATTCTATTTGTGCGCCGCCTCGTTTCATGAGACCTTGCACAACGATATTCAAAGAGTCGGCACAGTCATCATGAGGAGCATGACCGAAATTGCATACTTCATCAACCATGCAGGTGAAATCTCGATATTTATTAAAAATAATCTTTTTACCTTGAAAAAGACCAATAATCCCTCTAAGGCGAGCGAGCTTATCACCCCTAAAACCTTTAACAGGACTAACACTTAAATTATAGAGCTGCCACTCGTTAAATAAAATTCGTTTGAGATCTCCTTCAAAACTTTTTTGGTAAGCCACTACTTCAGGCCAAATCACAACAGGCGAATCTGTTCTGAAGTATTGACCTTCATCGTTGGTACTTAATAAATTCCACTCGACTAATAGCTCACACAAAGCTTCTATTTTTTCAAGATTCCCCATCGACCTCATTCTTTTGTAATCAATGATGTAAACATGATCATCCTTGCGTCCTGCCAAGGTGAATACAGTCCAATCATTTCGTTCTGTCATACCTGCAGACAGATCAATACCCACTCCAATCGTGTCGTATTCATCTGGCACTTCACCTTTGACAAATAATTCAGGAGAGATCCCAAGCTCAGTCGTTTTAATTGGTTGGTTTAAGTATTGGTAAGAGAAAGCAACACGATCATCAGCTTGTAATTTCAAAAGATATTTAACAGACCAAAAAGAAGGCCAATAGGATTTAGGAGCACCACTATCGTCGTAACTTAAAGCCCCTTGTGATATGACTTTCCATCCTTTTTTCTGACAGAAAGTTGTAGTAAATAAATCATCAAAATGAAATCGAGTTCCTAAAGCAATAGCACGAGCACCTTGAAACATGGTTGGAACAATAACATTTGTCCAATTAGATTCCATCTCTCTTCTTATATCTGGATTAGCAATGGCTGCTGCACTTTTGATAGCGTCATCAACGATAATTAACGAACTTCGCTTAGAAGTAATAGTTCCTTTCAGCCCTGCACAAGCAACAGTAAAAGCGTCTTCTCCTCTAACGTCTATCTCTGCGTGTTCGAAATCAATAGACCATAATTCATCGCTCGTGCGATGTTTGGATAATCGAACTGTCGGAAAAATTTCTTGATATTCTTTATTGGAAATTAGGTTTTTTATTGCAGCGCTTTTATTCCTTGCAACGTCTACGTTATATGAAACGTATAAAGTTCTTAATAATCTTTTAGCTTGAGCATGACGTCCTATTAACCAAGCAACTAATAATCCTATTACTGTGGACTTAGCACTGCCTCTAGGACTTAATAAGCATGTATTGGGACCAGCGATATCGAGTAAATGCTCGTTGCTTTCACCTGTTAAAAACTCTTGGTGCCACACCTTCATATGACGAGCTGCAGGTTTTCCCATTAGCTCGCAAAAGAAAGCAAAACTTTTACGTGCTTTTAAGACGTGTGGAGGAGTTGTAACGACCTCTGGCTGACTCTGTATAGCACGAGCAGCTAGTTGGGCACTTCGTCTACGAGCGAGAGATATCGATGCATTAGACATGTAAGAAGTCTAGGCGTTATTCACTATTGAAGCTACATAAGAATAATTTTTTCTTTTTGCCTCCAACCTTTTCTGTCTACCCAATCTTGAAATTCAGCTTTAGCTTCTGGAGTTAAATAACCAAAAAATCTATTCAACGCATGTTTTAGGGCATAATTTTTATCTTCAAATTTATCCAACTCTAAACCGCCATGCAAGGCACAGCAAGCGTCTAGGAGATCATACATAGGTATAGGAGTATGAGCGTTTTGTTGTTCCCTATCCATAAATAGTGATAAACTCAATTAAGGTATATTTGTTCACTATAGTTCTAAATCTATGAGCCAGGGGAGATCTTTCTCATTATGGATTTTGGAAGGAAGTAAATTATAAGCAATGCTAATCCTATCTTGGTCTGTTGTGTTCTTATTCGCCTGATGTATTTGATAACTAGGGAAAACTAGTAAGTCTCCATTTTCCACAGGCAATTCAACTTCAGGGTGCCAACTATGACGCACTACTATATCAAAGAAACAGTCTTGAGTAGCATTAGTAGCTTTACTCGTCTTAGGTTCTTCTTTTACAATTAAAGACATATTGCTGCCCTCTACATAAAGCACGCACGACATAAAAGAATCTGCATGACTATGAAAAACAAAGCCTTCTTCTCCTGGTTTCTGTTTATTGATCCAAGCTGCTACTATTTTCCAATCACCTATATTTGGATGCCGAGGGCAAAGACTAGAGGCTTCTTTTAGAACCATTTCATTTAAAGTTTTATATTTTGGATCTCTTAGGACATCCGCATAACCCTTGAAGTTCAATTCCTCGGAAGATACGTCAGTAGGAATTACCTTTGTATCAAAGCCAACCTTATGTATTCGCGTAGGGAAGACATCTACATATCCTTTATAGTTGTCCATAGTGCCTAACCTTTTCTACTATTTGATCAATAATATTTACATCCAAACCTAAGAAAGGTGGAATAATTCCAAGAATTCTAAGTAACCCATCGACAAATAATGCAAGACAAGTAAATCCAAGAATCATGCTAATGATTGTTGCATTTCTATTGTGTTGCTTCATTGAAGCTTCGTCAATAGCCTTAGCCTTCGCTACAGCGTCGGCCAACATAATATCTACTTCTTCTTTCGTATAACACAAATGAGGTAAAATCTCTCTAATTTTTTCTTCAGTCATACATGTATGAAACTGTTATGAGTAGACTACTTCTCTTCAATTAGAGCTGCCCATACAGATTCATAAGCTAAATCTAAAGCGTTTGTCATATCCTCGTTACCCTTGAATATAGATCTTAATTCCCTCATAACTTTATCGGCTCCAGATAAGATTAATCCTCTTTTATCTGTACCTCGAGACATCTTTTCAACCTCTACAACATGGCCACGCAATTCTTTAGATAGATGTGCTATTCGAGTTGCCGCTGCATCTGGTTTGACAATATCTGCTTGTACTTGCTGTCTTAAGAAATCAATATCATATTCCAGTTTGACAATCTCTCCCAACATTAGTTGCCTACGATTTAGTTTTGGAAAATTGTTAGAGACCCATTTTTCTAAAGAAGTAAAACCACCTTCATACCCCAAGACAGTTGCGTATAACCAAATTTCAACAATCGAATATGTATTTTCTACATATACCAAAAAGGCCTCGTGGCGATCTTGGTCTAATGATGTTAGAAAATTTTGAACCGTATTATCCTTTTCTATAACCATTAACCAAAGAATTTAGAACCTGCTCTATCTATAGCACCTCTTGCGTCAGCACGCATCTTTCTCTCTTCGTTATACTTATCTCTTTGAGTCTTTCTATTTTCTGAGCCCGCCTCTCGAAGTTGTAGTCGATCCTGTAAACCTTTAGACATATAATTCATTCTTGTTTGACTGCCTAATTCTTGTTGACCTAAACGCTGTTCTTGACCTGTAACTCTTAGAGACTTTCGATCCTGATCTCCTTGTGTTCTAATTTGTCTTCTGCCTTCTTCTCCCTGTTTACCCATCAACTCTTTCACGATGCCACCTTCAGCACCCATAATTTTCAAGGTATTACCTGTCTTTAGATTCTCCATTCCTCCGTGATATTCAGCCCAGTTTCCAAGTTGCCCACGTTGCCATTGAAGGCCTAGTCCCATGTTCATCAACATCCTATTGGAATCCATCATGGCTCCGGATAGTTGACCACCTAAATTCTTATCTTTAGGGTTACCTTTAACCCATGTGACCATGTCCTGCAAGCCAGTATCATACATTTTTCCTCCAGTCGTACCTGGTCTGTACTGCCAAGCATTTCCACTTTGATTTGCCAAGGAAGACATAAATCTATTCTCGCTGTATTACTAGTTTACTTATTTTTAAATTCCTGCGAACGCCTGATATTGGCTATGACATCATCACGAGTTTGAGCGCCTGATTCTATCTGTTGAGACCAATAGTCTTTTCCTCCACTATCAGCTGCTCTTCCTAGCTCTTTTTGATACACACTATCTAAGAAGTCTGAAGTAGACGAGGTGCTAGGCTTCGAGACTGTTGGGACAGGTCTAGAGATAGAGCGCCTTTCTGCTCTCTTTTGCTGATCCATAGCTGCTTTCTCTGCCCTGCGTTTAGCTTCCTGCTTAGGAGCTTGTCCTACATCTGGAGTCCGAGAAATAAGCTCTGCTTCTTTGGCTTTTCTTTTAACACCGTATCTTTCTAGAGGAGCTCTCCAACTGTCATCCTTTTTCAGTTTGTCTATATTCTGTTGATGTTCATCAGGGGTTGGAGTATACCCATCGTTATACCTGACTATAGGTTCAACATCTTGATAGGGTTGTACTTTATCGGTATATTCGTCTGGGTCTTTGCTGGCCTTTCGTTCTTGAGCTTCTGGAGACTGTTTAAAGGATGTTATAACCTCATCCATAGACATGCCGTCTCTAACCATTGATTTCCAATATTCTTTTCCTTCTGCATCAGATTTCCGTCCGAGAATTTCGTTGTATAAATCTTCTACCTGATTATCTAACTGCTGTTCTTCGCTGATAGGACGACCAGGGAAACCGGGAAATCCCCGATCAGGGTCGAAGCCAGGGAAGCCATCACGCCAACCAGGGTCGATGCCATCACCCTCATCTATGGGTCTTGGAGGTCTAGGGCCGGGATCAGGACTTGGGCTAGGATCAGGTCTTACAGGTCTAGGTCTTGGCTCAGGTCTTGGAGGTCTAGGACCTGGAGGCTCAGGTCTTGGAGGTCTAGGTCTTGGAGGTTCAGGTCTTGGAGGTCTGGGTCCGGGATCTGGTTCTGGGAAAGGTACGACAGGTAAGGTTCCGTAGCCTGGTCCAAATTGATCATCGCCACGCCATCTAGGTGGCTCTCTACGATCTCTACGATCTTCTCCACCCCTACGACCAAATTTACCTCTTTCTTCAGGCGTGGAATCTTCCCAAGTTATATATGGCTGACCTGGGCCTCTTTGATGTCTATCATCTGTGCCGTCACCATCTTTATCATGAAAATCCATGGTGAACATGGAATCAGGATCTGCACCTATACGACCACCGTAATCGGCTCTACCTGTATTAGGAGGAGGAGAAGGTAATTGACGAGAATCATCTCCTGAAGTTCCACCATCTCTAGGACTACCAAAGATGTCATTAAATCTATCTTCAGCAGCTTTTTGATCTTGACGATATCGCTCAGGCGTTACATTAGTACCCGGAGCGTAATCGATCATGATATTTCTATAACTTTCATCACCTACCCCTGGATTTAACGTAGGCTGATTATACTCGTCATATCTCCAATTCTGACCATCGTCAGGAAGTTCAGGGAATGTCTCACCATCCACAGGAGTAGGCTCATAAGTTAAGCCAACGTCCTGCTTACGATTTCTAATCCTTTCTAATTCTTCCTCGTAAAAACCGTCTTCGGCAAGACCAGGTAGTCGTTGTATATAAGAAGCCATTTAATTGCCTAGTAGATAAGGAAGCAATGCAGCACCACTGCCAATAATGCGTGATGTCATATCGTGACGTAATTGAGGATTGATGACGTTTTGCAAGTCTTGTTTTTGCCTCTTGTCACGAAAACCTAAACCAATATCTCCTAACATTTGATGTCCTTCTGGAAGCCTAGTATCTACACCTTTAGTCAATCCTTCGATAGCGTAAGCAGGAGCCATTGCTGCTTCTTTTAGAGCAGTACTCATCGTGCTGGCAAAGTTATTGTCTTTCAATAATTTATTAATTTCTTGTGCAGCTTCATCTCTACTAAGAAGTCCACTTTTGGCTTTCTCTTTTAATTGCAGATAGCCAGGATTCATCGAGGCTTGCTGAACCATTAAATCTTGAAGCTTTGCCGCGTTAAATCCCATTACTGTAAATCGATCCTCCTTGTTATTTTAATCAATTACTAAGTATCAAAGCCAAGATCATTCATAAGGAAATTTTTAACTGTTGCACTGTTGCTTTGCTTGCTTCCTGTAAGGCCTTCTCCAGCCATCCTGATCTGTGTAGGTTGACCCCAAATATTACCTAATGTTTGTTGTAAACTCTTTTTTCTTGCCAGTTGTATTTCTTTCTCGGCAAGCCACTGCGACTGCTCGTTAATCATTTCTCTTTCTACTAGGTCTCCCTTCTCTTTTAAAGCAAGGCCTGCTAAATCCATTCCTTTCGTAAAATTCAGCTTATTAATCTCTCTTGCCGTATCTGTTGAATCTGTCGTCTTAATAGCACTAAAACCTTCTATAGGAGGATTCCCAGGAAAGTTATTTAGGTATGCAGCACTTGCGCTACCGAACCCGCTAGGTAAGCTTACTGCCATTTTAGAAACCTATTAATGAATTAACGGTTTGACCGCCAACAGCATTTGCATTCATCATTGCATTAGCCAATATTGCATCTTGCTGTGATTGTCTTGCTAATGCATTCTGCTCTCTTAATAATTCTTTTGCTGGTTCCATACCAATCTTATTTATCTCATTCTGTATACGTGCTTTCTTTTTAGCTTGGTTTAAATCTACGTTAGGATCAAAGGCACTATATACACCTCTAGCTAATCCTTTACCTGCGTTTCCGCCTAGCAATCCTCCAGCGGTTGATCCGATAACCCAACCAACGCCAGGGATAGGAATTAAAGCTTGACCTAAAATTCCCCCTAGAGCAGCTCCACCAAGGGTGCCGCCAATTTTTCCACCAGCTTCAGCAACGTTTACAGCCACTGGATCTGTAGGATCTCTTAATTCTTGAGCCGCATCTAATAACGCAAATAAACCTGTCAGTCCTGCAACACCTCTTACCCGAGGTACTTTACCCATCAGCTTCAGATAGTCACCTGGGCCTTTAACTCCTGCTCCTACGCGTAAAGGACCTGAGCTGACTCGTTTGCTTAATCCTTGTACATTCTGGAAAGTCGGTACTTTTCCTGATATTTCTTTTAAGACATTTGGATCTTTCAGTGCTTCTCCATACAAAAGATTTAATAACGGCTTACTAGTACCTCTACGAAGATTATTGAAAAAGCCAGCTCCCATAGCCATGGGAACAGCATTGCCGAGTACATTGGTCGTCGAACTTCTTGGTATATCGCTAGGATTACCAAAAATACCTAATTCATCCATTCTGTACAGACACAGTAAGCCTACTGTTTAGATTCTAATGGTTAATACAATACGACTACTTATTCCTCGCAGTAAGGAAGATCCTCTGGACGAGCAGACAGAAAATAATGCTTAATAATTGAACTCGGTGTTTTTAACTGTTCGTAAATAGCTTCTGACATTTCGAACGATTCTGGATAATCAATACTATCGTTCATCTCTAATATTGCAACCTAGATAGTCGGAACGCCTTGTGAAGCTAAGTAAAGCTTCCCACCAGTTAATGCTAGGTTGCCTAATGTGTTGAAGAAACCTCCTTTTGATTGTCCTTGGCTAACTCGTCTTGCGTATCTTTCGTCAGCTAAACGCTTGCGATAAGCCAAGTCTTCTCTCATCTTTGCTTCTAAGGCATCTCCTGCCATTCTTATTCCATATAAATTACTATCAGCCATAGTATCCACAGCATCTTGAGTACTGTTGTTGGCGGCTACGTCTGTTAATCCTGTTTGAATATTTGGTGTTAATGAATTCTGTTTCGACTTGTAATATCCAGTTGCATTGTTAAATTTAAAATCCGCAGGGTCAGGACCAAGTAATCCAGATTTGGATTGATCTTTTCTAAGAGCCTCTAAAACGGCTACTGGGTCTAAATCGAAAGCCATAAGTTTATTTTAGTTAAAACCAACTATTAAGGCCTCTGTTTCCGAAAAGGCCTCCACCTGAATTAATATCCATGTCTGTATTCCATTCAGTCGTAGTACCACCAATCGTGGTATCAGTTCCAAAAGGATCAACAATCAATCCCGTTGCGTTCGTTGTAGCCCAAGGATCATCAAAATCTCTACCAAAGGAATCTGTTCCACTACTGCCTCTACCACTAAATAAATTTCCACTACCTATTTGAGATCCTAAATAAGCGCCACCTAAGTTGATGCCCGTATTAATTAAATTATTAATACCTGACCACGCAGCTGCTTCACCTCCGACTTTACCTGCATATTCCTTTGCTCTAGCCTCATGCTCTGTAACTTCTTTAGCAGATTTCAAATTAAGCATGTGACGTGCTAAAGAATCACCTGCCATACGATTTTGCTTAATAATATTGCGAGCAGCATTCTCTCCTACATTTTGTTTAATGGCACCTAGGCCAGCGATATTCATTAGTTTTCAGTACCCATGCTTCGTCTTATTGATTCTAATCCTTGTCCTGTTACTCCTCCAACAGCAGCAGCACCCGCACCATACTTCAATGTTTCCCATAACATATCAACTTGACCTTTTTCGCTTATTCGTTCCTTCTGAATCTTCAAGTCTTTCATTTCATTTCTGAGTTCTTCTAGCTGACCAGGAGCAGGACTTTGGTCTTTCTTGGCTGCTTCCTTGATGATGTTGTCTCTTTGCTTCATTCGGTCTTGGATTTGAGCTTCAACACCTTGCATCTGCTCTAATTCTCCACCTACTCGAGCCATCTTTCTTCCGCCACGCCTAAATCCAGCACGTGCACCGGCTGCGGCAGCCAATGTAGGCAAGATTGCGGTAGCAGCAGGCATGGATTTACCCATGAAGTTGATTTCAGGACCATGAATTCCAGTTAAGTTGCCTTTTAACGCACCTAAAACGTTGAATTTGCCGTCATCTAAAGGATTAAGGTCTGTTTTCCTGTCGAATTGGTACGCTTTGTATCTTCTGTACTCTGATTCAGAAACATCTGGTCTTTCTTTAGCAAATTCGCCGTAAGGAAGAAGTTTTCCTGTCCTTCCTAGGAAGTATCTGCTCACAAATTCACCTAAAGGAGAATCAGTTCTACGAGGATCTGTCTCACTTGGTAATATTGCTTTGTATCCTGCAGGTCTTCCTATATTTCCTATACCTGTAGACATTGCAATAATGGCAGGCACGGTAGCAGCTAGACGTACATTTCTATTCCTTAGTAAACTTTCTCCTCCAGTTAACTCTCTAATCCTTTTAGCTTCTGCGACTTCAGCAGCACTGGCATTAGGTCCTGCTTGTTCTATAGATTTCTGAGCATCATGCAATGTTTGCAACGTCGTGAGTTGAGTTAAAGCCTGAGGAGCATTTAGAAACCACCATATATTTCTTAAACCATCACTCATTACATCTGCCGCTAATGCTCCACCTGCTTGCTTTAATCGTGCGCCTGCGCTGGGAGCTTCTCCTTGTCCGTAGACGTTGACGACCTTTCGTGCAACCTCAGGATTCTCAGATAAGTTTTGTGCGAATTCTTTTCTTCTCTCAGGAGAGTAGCCCCCTAGAGGAACCTGTTGAATTTTATTGAGAATTTTTCTCTGTATAGACCTATTATCTCCTAAAACATTTGTCGGTAATCTATCGACTTGTCTTACGGCTGACTGAAATAAATCTGATTCTGCAAGGTTGTAAGGTAAGTATTGTCTAATTAAATCAACAGCTGCGGATCCACCCAACATATCTTCAAGGGGTGCATTCTGATAAACGATATTTCCTTTATTGCGAACTAAGTCCTGATAGTTGCGAGGACTAGACAGGAAGGCATCTTTAAATTCGTCGTTACGTGCAATCGCCATAACTAGGTCAAAGCTCCACCAGCTTGTAATGCAGCACTAATTAATGCTTGTTGAAGTTCGGCTTGTGTTAATTGTTCGGGACTAGGAGGAGCTATATTCTTACCTTGAGTACGTTCTGCTATATCTTGATAAATTTTATTGGTAACAGGGAAGTTATAAATACCTGTAGCAGGTAAAGCACTACCGATGAAATCTGCAGCGGTGACAACATCGTTATATCTATTACCTTTTAATCCAAGTGCTCTAGCACCACCTATACCCGCGCCTATACCCAGTAAAGATCCTGCAAGACCTATTCCTGCATCTTCTGTAAAAGCCATACCTCTTTCTCCCCACGTTGCGCCTTCTGGAAGTCTCATGGCGGCTGCTCCACCAAACAAGACGTCAGGACCGAATCTAAATAGAGCGGCTCTTTTTGTAGGAGCAACCTCTCTAGCAATTAATTTCAGGATGTCGCCTGCTTTTCTTAACATTATACGGATGCCTCTTCTACAGGGAATGGAGCTGGAGCTACTTCAGTTGGAGGATTGAAGTCGGCTACGTTACGAGAATTACTCATAAACATTTCCATGAATTGCTTAAGTTTGTCCTGAGCTACAGCACTTGCATTAGGTCCGGCAACAGTATTAGCTGGGCCACCAAATTCACCTGTTATACCTGTCTCGGACTGTGGATCCCATATGTCTCCTGCAAACCTTTTGTCAGGAACTAATTGACTAACTGATGAACCAGATTGAAAATCAACCTGACGTTCTCCTGTTGCTCTACGATTTTCGACTGCTTGAGCTAACGTCGACCGTACTGCGCCAGGATCTTGGTTGATCTTATAAGACACACGAAGACTGCACTATATATCTATTATCTTAACTCCTTTTTTATTGGACTCTTATGAAACAGTAATAGCTCCTTTCATCGTGCTATGAACTTGACATATGTAATAATAATCTCCTGTTTCTCGGAAAGAAACTCTAAGCTTGTTATCTGATCCGTGTTGATTATTATTTTCTAAACGAGCCCAACCAGGAGAGGTAGGTCCTGCACCTGTAGCTGCACCACTCACATTACCTTTTTTGACAACGAAAGGGTGGCTAGATCCTGATTGATTATCTATTTCCATAAATTGTCCAACAGAAAGAGTTAGAGCTGGATTTATAGAATCTGACAAGCCACTACCGTTAAAGACATAATTTCCACTATCGGCTGTGACAGTATAGGTTTTCTTAACGTCTGCGGTTATATCTCCAGAAACAATCCATTTATCCGTGCCAACACAAGTCAAAGTAATCTTTGCGTGAGAGAATGGATTCCTGTAAGTATTAGAACTTGAAGTATTACTAGACGCAGTATTTAAAGTGATCCCGCTACCAACAAGAGTTAATTCATTAGATTCTCCTGATAACAACGTAATAGTAGATCCCAGTCTGAAAGAGCCTGAGCTAAGAGTTATCGTGGTATCTACCGTTTCACATC